TTAACAACACGGGTCAAACATTCGTTGCTTGGAACTGGAAAGCAGGCGGCACTGCATCAACCATAGCCGTTGGTGCATATTCAACCAGTCCAGATGTCCCATCAATCGCATCCACCGTGTCTGCAAATACCGATGCAGGGTTTAGTATTGTTTCTTATACCGGACTAGGCCCGACCACAGGTGACGGCTCAACAATCGGTCACGGATTGAATCAAGCTCCTGAGTTAGTCATTTTTAAGAACAGAGACATTACCTCATCGTGGTTTGTGATGGGCTACCCTATAAATTTAAATTTTACTACTGATGGTTCGTATTTACTGCTAGAGGGCAGTGATGCAATGCAAACATCAACTGGTAACGAAATAGAAATTGGCAGTTCTGTTATTACGTTTATTGATTCAGGCACAACCGTTGCAGGGGCTAATGAAATGATCGCATACTGCTTCCACAGCGTTGACGGTTTCAGCAAGGTGGGGTCATACACTGGGAATGGTTCTGCTGATGGCCCGTTTATCTACACAGGATTTAGACCGAAGTGGGTGATGATAAAGCGAACTGATAGCTCAACTGGTGCAAACTGGCACATCAAAGATACAGAAAGAGAAACTTATAACCAGATGTATAAGTCGATTTATGCTGATTTAAATAACGCTGAAAACACCACAACAACAGTCCATGAGATGGATTTTTTGTCTAATGGATTTAAAGTTAGAAACAATGACAGCGGGGCTAACGCAAGTGCAAGTGCTACATACATATTCTTAGCTTTCGCAGAACAATCATTTAAGTTCAGCAACGCCCGCTGATAGGAGAAATCATGTACACATACAATGAACGTATTATCAGAGCAGGACGCGGTTGGACAGACTCCAATGGCGTGAAGCACCCAACCAACTGGATGCAGTGGGATGATGCTACCAAGACTGCAATGGGTCTTGTGTGGGCAGATGATCCTGCACCATTCGACTCACGGTTCTACTGGTCAGCAGGAAATCCAAAGGCACTGGATGATGTGACTGAGACTGTTGATGGTGAAGAAATCACAACAGCAGGGTTGAAGACCAATGCAATCGCCCGAGTCAAAGCAACAGCGGCAGGACTGCTTGCACCGACTGACTGGATGGTGATTAAGGCATCTGAGGTTGCTGACTACTCTGTTGACGCAGACACGCTGACTTATCGTGCGGCTGTCAGAACTGCATCGAATGACATCGAGACAGCGATCAATGGTGCGGCAGATCATGCGGCGTTTATGGCTCTGTACGATGCGCCAGTAGATGCGGACGGAATCCCAACAGGTAATGCGCCTATCAACGACTGGCCTGAAGTATAATCAAGTTATACCCACTGATCGGAGCAAGCCATGCCGTTGATCCCGCTTAAAATACCGCCCGGAGTCTATCGAGTAGGCACTGATTACGAAGGCTCCAATCGCTGGCGTGACGCTAACCTGATCAGATGGCATCAGGGATCAATGCGTCCAGTAGGTGGATGGCGCGATCGTACAGACGCAAGTTCATCGTTCAATGCTGCGCCTCGCGCTATGCATGCCTGGGTAGACAACTCAGCAGATACAAAGATGGTCCTCGGTTCTGCCAATGAGCTTGTGCATGTTTCTGGCTCTGGCGCAATTACTGACATTACGCCGTCAGGATTCACAACTGGTAATGATGACGCGCAACAGAACACTGGCTTCGGCGGATCGTTCTACGGCACGAGCTACTACGGTGTATCCAGACCGATTACAGGCGGATTCGATGAGTGCGATGTATGGGCATTAGACAACTGGGGCGAGTATCTAGTCGGCTGCTCAACGTCTGACGGCAAGCTCTATGAATGGGCATTGCAGACAGCACTAGGCGCAGATGTCGTAACCAATGGATCGTTTGCCACTGACTCTGACTGGACTAAAGGCACGGGCTGGGCAATTGCATCAGGTGTTGCGTCATGGACCGGAACCACTGCTGCTGACTTAGAACAGGCAATCACTGGACTGCGCGACAATACAGCGTACCAGCTCAAGATCACTGTGATCGATCCAGACAACGATGCGAACCCGGCAACGATACCTTCAGCCAAGATCAAGGTTGTCGGCACAACAACTACCACTGAGCTTGTCAATGAGACGCTATCCATTGGCGAGAATACAATCGACTTTACGACAGACGATGTTGGTGTGACCGTTTATGTGTTCCCTGCAACTGACGCAGAGCCAAACTTTGACGTAGACGACATTTCACTGAAGCGTGACGTAAAGGCAGCGCAGATCGCTAACAGCCCGATATCATGCAAGAGCCTGGTGGTGACAGAGGAAAGATTCATCTTTGCGCTCCAGGCGGATGGTAATCCTCGCAAGATCTCTTGGTGTGACCGCGAGGACAACACAACCTGGACAGCGGATGCGACAAACGAGGCTGGCGACATCGAGCTTCAGTCAAATGGCGAGATTATGTGCGCTGCGAGGATGCGTGGCAGAACGATTATTGTGACCACGACAGATGCCCATATAGCGACTTATCAAGGACCGCCATATGTTTATGGCTTTGAGCGCGTTGGTACGTCCTGTGGCGCGGTTTCCCGTAACTCACTGGTGGCACTAGACCAAGGTGCGTTCTGGATGGGTTCTGAAGGCTTCTACATGTTCGATGGCAGCACTGCCAAGATGATGCCTTGTGATGTACAGGATTATATCTTTGACGACATCAACACCAACCAGGCATCGAAAACATTTGGGGTCCACAACAGTGAGTTTGGCGAGATCTGGTGGTTCTACGCATCAGACGGCAGCACAGAGATTGATAAGTATGTGGCCTTTGATTACTTAGAGAACCATTGGGAAGTTGGCGAGCTGAACCGCACTACTGGATGTGACCAAGGCGTTTATGGGCATCCGATCTGGGTTGATGAAACAGGTGTTCTGTACGATCACGAGGTTGAAGGTGCGCCACATGACTCAGCAACACCGTTTGCAGAGACTGGTCCGATCAGTATCGGTACTGGTGAGAACATCATGAAGGTCAACAACTTGATACCTGACGAGGCAACTCAAGGCGAAGTACAGGCCATCTTCAAGACTCGGTTCCATCCAAATGACACAGAACGGTCTTACGGCCCATACACGATGTCCAATCCCACATCTGTTCGCTTCAGCGGAAGACAGGTCAGGATGCGTGTCGAGGCAACAAGTAACGCAGACTTTAGAGTTGGAACGATGCGTGTGAACGCAGAGCAAGGTGGTAGACGGTGAGTTCGCCTTACTCGCCTCCTCCTCCACTTGGGCCAAGCTGGAACTCTTGGGGCGAACGACTGAACGCCTGGCTGTCACTGACTAAGGACAAGCTGAGGTATCTCACATCAGGCGAGTCAGCAGCAGAAGATGGTGTGATGGTGTGGACGCGAGATAACGGTCACGCGGCTGTGTCACTGAACGGCAAGTATGAGCCTCTGGCATATGGGCATAATTGCCGCTTGCAGATCTACACCACTGCGACTCATTCAGCGGCATCAGCGGACACTGCATATGCAATCACATGGGAGAATACTGCTTACTCAGAGGACATCTCTGTGGACGACACAGTGACTTCTAGGATTAACTTTCCGCGCACCGGAACGTATCAGATCGATTTCTCGGCAGAGCTTCTGTCTACCAACAGTTCAGCAAAATCAATTTATGTGTGGCCGCGCATCAACGGCACAGACATCCCGTATTCCACGATTGTGACCACTGTGACCAACAACGGTGACAGTTTTGTCGTTAGTCGGTCAGGCATCTTTGAGATGACCGCTGGAGATTATCTGGAGTCCATGTTCGCAGTCACAGACATAGCATTAAGGATTGAAGGCTCGGCGGCTACAGCGTTTGCCCCAGCCGCACCTTCAGCAACCATCTCGGTGACACAGTTACGATGAGCGCACAGGAAGAAGTACCAAAGGTTGTCCAAGAGCTTTATCGATGCCAAGAATGGATCGAGGCGGCACTAGAGTATGCCGGAGGCACACACATCTTTGCGGATATCGCTGAAGGCGTATTGTCGGGTACAATGCAACTGTGGGCTGGCGAGACAGGTTGTGCGGTGACTGAGATCATCGTTTACCCAAGAAAGAAAGTCTTGCATGTGTTCCTAGCAGGTGGCGATATGAGCCAAATCATTGATTTTCAGGAAAGTGCTGTAGAATTTGGTAAAATGAACGGGTGTACAGCAATGACCTTGGCCGGACGGCGAGGTTGGACAAAAGTTTTAGACAAGCATGGCTGGAAAGAGTCGTTCTGTGTAATGGGCAAGGAGTTTTAGATGTCAGGCGGTAAAGGCGGAAGCCAAACGCAAAGAGTAGAAATCCCGGCGTGGATGGAGGACGTTGCAAAGCGCAACCTAGCTCGCGCTGAAGCAATGAGCAAAGTTGGATACCAGCCTTACTACGGCACAGATGTAGTCGGTTTTGGCCCTACAGGCGACATGGCGCGTCAGTCTAACATTGACGCCGCTATTGCGTATGGCATGGCCCCAGAAGGCACAAAGGCTACATCGATCGGCGACATGAGTAGCGGCACTCTTTATGACCAAGCAGTCGCAGAGGCGGCTCGCAGGAATCCCGGCCAAGAGGCTTACTACAACCAGTTCTTTATTGATCCTCAAACTGGTTCGATGCCGGGCTACGATCAGGCAATTGCTGAACAGGCCGCACGAGATGAGATGTTACGCCAAGGCAGGATTTCTCCTGCCTTGCATGGCGGGGATAACCGTGATGGACCTGGAAATCCCGTAAGAGAATTTACCGTAGGTCAAATACAGGGATTTGCAAACAAAGATCTAGGAATGATGAGGTTTTTGCCGGGGGCATCTTTGGCGCAAGCTCTAACTCGCGGATATGTAAATTATCAAGCCAAAGATCCGGCATCTGATTATTGGAATACTGGGGCGGGGTTTTCTGACGGCGGCGGGACGTATACGACTAGCACAGGACGAGAAGTTTCTACATCAGGAATGAGTCCAGAAACAAGAGCAGGACTTGAGGCAACAACGGCAGAAAGCTCTTACGGGTTTGGAGATTAAGCAATGGCTGGCGCACAAGGCGGAAACGCAAACAAATTAGTCGCAGATGCAATGCAGAAGGCTGGCGCAGGTGCTGAGGCCGGAATGCAGTACATGCCTGAGACCGTCAACGTAGGCCAACTTGCTACGACTGATATCTCGCAGTACATGAACCCGTACACGCAACAGGTTATTGATACGTCAATGGCTGATCTCGAACGTCAGCGTCAAATGCAACAGAACTTAGGCGCACAACAAGCGTCAGCGGCTGGTGCTTTCGGTGGATCGCGCCAAGGTGTTGCGGAGGCTCTGACTAACGAGGCGTATCTGCGCCAAGGTGGACAGCTATCCGCTGGGCTACGCCAGCAAGGGTTTGAGTCTGCACAAAATCGTGCGTTGCAGGATATTCAGAGCCAATACGCGGCAGACGTTGGAAATCGTCAAGCAGGATTAGCCGGGGCGCAGTTTAGGCTCGGATCCGCACAACAGCTGGGTAGCACCGCTAACGTAGGATTTAATCAGGCTCGCACAGTACGCCAAGACTTGTTTGAACAGGCAATGCGTGAACGCGAACTTAAACAGCGTCAGGCAGAGCTAGCGGCACAGCAGTACGCACAACGTCAAAACGCTTTAGCTGGGTCATTAGGCATGGTGACAGGTGCAATGGGCGCAACACCGTACCCAACAACACAAGTTGGAAGCCGTCAGCCTGGTCTGTTTGACTACCTGACAATCGGCGCGATGATGGTATAGGAGTAAATAATGGACGGTTTAAGACCACGCGCACAGGGGATCATGGACTTCATTGGTAGTCTTGGCGCAGATCTATTAACACCTCCACAGGCAAGCCCTGTATTAAGAGGCAGTACTCCGCTGCAACAAGCAATGGGCAGACCAGAGGTTCAGTTTTCGCAGCCTAGCGCGTCTGCAATGGTCACAACTATGCCTGACGGCACGATGGCAATGGCTAGTCCTACCCCAAGAGTGCAAGCAATGGCATTAGGTCAAAACTATGGCGGAATGCAGGACAGTCAAATGCCAACACCTCCACAGGTGACCCCGGCAAGA